AACAAATTTTCAAATTACTAAAGAGACGTATCTGATAATTGGTGGTGTTATCCCAACACAAGGCAATAGAAAAGATAAAATTGAAAACATTATCAAGGAAAGAATTAAAATATTTAAACACGATGATGAGGATTGTTTAGATTTAAACAAAGTCGAACTGTATTTTGACGGAAAGATAGAATCTGCTCTGGCTAGAATCAGATTGAAGCTGAATGACTTACTATTATAAAGTAATGGAACTAAAACAGAGTTATAGAGTCTTTCAATAATTTTTTGTACACCTCAAATCCTGTATTACAAAACAAGGCTCAATCCTTATGAATGTATTGCTACTCCCAATTATAATCCTTTAATTATTATTTCATCATTAATACTTTTCCTATCATCACCAGAAATTTTCACTCTTTTTAGTCCTTTATGAGTCTTAACAATATAGTGATCTTCGACAACACCAATAATTCTATACATATCATCATTATTTAGACCCTCGGAAGTTTGAATAGGATCCTCATTAATGCTTTTCACTATTTCTTGCTTTAGATCCTGAGAAGTACTTTTACCCATACCAAGAATAATATTCAGAAAAACAAATTTGAACATCACTCCTGCAAGACTAATAATTACAACAAACATAATGATATATTTAAGTACTGCACTATTAATCTTTTCAGCCTCCTTCTCTATCATTGATCTGTACAAACTGAATACTTTATTGTCTTTTTTTATTCGCTTCGTCTTAAAACAATCCTTACCTGCATAAAATTTATATGTAAAAAGGTTTCCAATCGATTTAGTCCTCTGTACTGCTACTATATGGTACTCAGCTAACGATCTAAGCTCTTTTGCAAGGCTTTGTACGTCCTGGGTAATTAAATAGATATCTATGCCTATATGACGGCTCTTTTGGAAAAATGTAAATACCTGCTTATCCTTGTAGCTTCTGTGGAAAAGATCGTAAGACTGCGCTTCATCAATTATATATATAGCATTACAATTTTCACTAAATCGTTCTTGATATTCTTCTGTAAAGAAAGGGTTCAAACCTCCGGCTTCTTCAATAGCAAGATTCAAATCATATCCAAGTTTCATTTTCTTTATATTTGTGTATACTTTTATTTCAATATCACTGTTTTTAGGGATCCATTCATCAGTTTCATCACTCCATTTGTACCACGATCTAAATACATGGTGAACAGCGTAATATGTTTTTCCGGAACCAATCTTTCCTTCTATTATTCTAATAGCCATGTTTTAAGCCTTTCTTACGTATTTGATCTTCTGCCTTTTAAAATCACTTTCTTTATTTAATACATCAACAGACAGTAGTAATATTAATTCTGTTTTAGTTTTAACATTGTCTTCTGATCTAAATACTTTGCCTAAATACGGTATATCACCAAGTAGCGGAATCTTTTTGATTCTATTTTCTTCTACGGTCTCCATCAGGCCTCCAATGTATATTTTCTGGCCATCATTAACTAGCGTACTCATTTGAATTAATTTTGTAGTGAATGAGGGGGATTCGATTAAGGGATTTACAACAGGGGTTGCTACATCACTAATCTCTTGGGTCAACTCTAACTTGACAATATTGTTTTCTTCAACGTCTACTTTTACTTTAAGTATTACTCCCACATCTCTATAAACTATAGTTTCCGATGCTAAACCATTTGCGGAAACTGTTGTTCCTGTTTTAATCGGTTCTTCACGACCTATTTTAATTGTTGACTGCTTACCGTCCTGAACTAATACATTAGGTTTAGACAATATCTCTACTTTACTTTCTGATCTTAACAGCGTTACAAATGAATCAAAATCACGATGAAACGTAAAAGCCTTTATTCCATCACCAATAACACTTCCACCACCGGTCACAATACCAGATGGCAATAGAGAAACATTCCCACCACGATCAAGATTTTTACGAATAAAGTACTCTACTCCATATTTTAGTCCATTGGTCAAAGTCACTTCCATAATTGTGAATTCAACAAGAACCTGCTTAGGACGTTTATCAATCGTTTTAATAACCTCTCTTACTTTTTTGTAATCTTCCACGCTAGATTTAATTACAATCATGTTGATATCTTTATGTGATGTTATTTCCAGTTCTTGAAATACATCTTTTAGCAATGTGACAACATGTCCTGCTGTTTCATATTGAAGATGATATATATAAATGTTATTCGAATCATTAGCTAGCGTTCTAATGCTAATATCATCTAATTCTTCAATGCTGTATATCCTGTACAGAACACCATCTTTTGTAATTTCATATCCGTTGCTATTAACAATAGTGCGAACCATTTTTATTATTTCTTTTCTCTTATACTTTCCTTTAATCTCGATATCTACAGAACCAGACAGATCGCCAACAACTATAAAGTTCTCTTTGACAATTCCCATCAGAAGGCTAACTACATCTTTCAGATCCACCTGGTCAAATTGTATATCGACATCAATACCGCCTTTTTTAAGCTCTGCTTTTGCCTTACCATCTTTAACTTTCCATTGCCACCTCTCAGCATTTTTTGTTTTAGCCGTATTGGTAAAAAGCTTTTTTACCGGTTTCTTATTTAAGAAAGAACATCCCGTAGTAAAAAAGCATATTACCAATACTAAGACAGCAATTTTTCTACGCATTTTATTAGTCTCCTTTTCAATAAGGAAATTTCCAGAAGTTAAAAAATCACAACAAAGATAAGGCACTTTTGTCATGCTTTATAAACTTCTAGAAACGTGTATGATTAAAAGCGATCATAAAAAACCCGAAACAAAAAGGATTTGTGATTTTCGTTTCGGGTTTTTTACTAAAAGCTCAGGTATGTATAATTAATTTCTCTGGTGAACGTCATAGCTGACCCAGCCCCTCAATAAGTCCTTCTTAAGTAATTCTATACAACAGGTAAGGCTAACGACTTTATTAAGTCTGTCATACGCATCTCTTTTGCTGAGATGATAAATTTTAATATTAACTTTTTTATTTTGTAAAATTCTATTCATTTTATAATCTCACAAAGGGTATCATCCGTATAGCCATCCTAAAAGCTACAGCGGACATTATTAAAGAGAAGCCCTCAACAATCCTTAAATGCAATGCTAACCATGCTGCAATGCCTGTAAAATTGATAACAGTACTACTAATACCATAGGCACCATCGATACTGTTCATTGTCCCCATAACGCCCTCAATGAGCATATAAATAATCCTACTAAAGAGCACCGGAACTACAGTTATCATCAATACCCATATAAAGACCTTCATTGCCGTAAATCTTACGACACTGTAGCCGACCATAGAACCAAACGCTGAAAGTAACCATGATAGTAGTGCTGGCATATTATATTCCCATCGCTATAAAAACTGATCGTATTGCCATTAGACCCAATACGAAAGTGCCTATTAAATCAATCAATCCTTCCACAGAACAAAAATCTAGAACTATATCGGAATTAAATACATTAGCCGTCAATGTACATTCTTCACCAGATAGATTAATTGAACTCCCTGTTGCTAATAGTACTAAAGGATTAGTTGCAAGATATCCTGTTATGAGGCCAGTCCAATCAGTTTCACCTACTTCTGAAATATCTCCTGGAAGACTTGTATCATATGTTGAACCATCTGCATCACCTGGACTAGCTACCGTAATACTTCCTGTAGCATCAAGACCGGAAAGGTCATCAACTCCATCTTGATTAGTATCAGTAAAATTCTCAGCAGGAGCAGCAACTGGATCATCAGTACCGCATACACCACCATAATCAATACCTGTTTCATCTTGATTCATAATATTATCAACACAAGTTTCAGGTATAGGACATGGAGTACATACACCACCACAATCAACACCAGTTTCATCTTGATTAATAATTCCATCAAAACAAGTTTCTACAACAGGAACATCTTCAGAATATTCATATATAGTTACATTACTACCACCAATATCACCAGTATATTCATAACCAAGATTATTAATTGGTAAATCATAAATCATCATCCCACCATCTGCTTCGACACTACTGCCTCCATTACCGTCTATTCCATCAAAATCAATATATCTAACAGAGGTAGTACCATCTACAATCGAATAAATATAATAATCTATTTGTGAATAATAACCAAATTGTTGTGCATAATTATCAACATAAGCTAATCTTTCCGACAATGACAAACCACTACCATTCCAACCACCAACAATATTATTAAATGTAAAATTACTAAGATCACTAATATCTTCAGTTGGATAAAATGGCAAATTAGATGCATAAACGACATAATCTTCTGAACCATCACCATCATGATCCATAAACTCAAAACTTACTGCACCAGCAGTAGCATCAATGGCCGTTATTTCTGCCTTTTCATAAAGAGTGGAAGAAGATGAATTTTGCATATATAAATAAGCACCTACTGACAAAGAAACAACAGCGGATATTGCAACATATGCAACAAAAGGGAAAATAGCTTCTGCCCTTTTCTGCTTAACATAAAAAGAGCTGAACAAAATTGAAACCGTTAAGAATGAAATTATTGAGATTTTTTTAATCATGATATTTTAATGAATAATTGTCTAAAAAGTATGTGCCAGCCTCTAGAAAACCAGCACATACATCCATGCCAATTATCTGGCACGAATCAAACCAATTGTTTTCCAAATGGCCCATATAGCAGCCAAACCTGTTATGACTATTAAAGCCATACTGAACACTGGTGTAGTGTCGACAGCAACGCCAGTTAAGTCTAACGCTGCTTGTGCAACCCTGTTTGAAAATGCTATTACGCCAGCACTAACAACACCAACCGTAGCAATAACTTTCAACTTCAACTTATTAACTACTGAACTGCAAAAATTCTTTACACTTTCCCATCTAATCAAGTTAATCACCCCCTTTCATAAAACAAAAGTTAAACAGCATATTTAACAAATACATACGACATTAAGAACCCACAGGCTAAACCAGCCAAACCCATTAGAAAATTTTCTGACCATACTCCCTGGAGTGAAACCGTAGAAAGGAAAATATGGTATGAATCCAATGGAGCCTTTATATTCAAACTTCCAGAACACATAAAAGTAACAGGAGACATGCCTGTTGCCATATCCATCTTCCCAATTACAACATCAAGATCATCCACAAACTTAAGAGTTCCGTCAAAACTACTTGACGAGATAATCACTTCAGATAAATCAGCACAATCATAATTTGTAACTGCCATTTTTAGCTCCTAGTTATAATTTTAAATAGCCAGCCACACATCATCGAGATCGTTCCAAATAACAAAACTAAAGTAAAAAAATAATCAAACATTGGGTTACCAGTTACTTGAACGGTGTTAACTTCCCAGACTGTGCCCCAATCCCCAAAAGCAGCTATGAACATTACTCACACCCCAAACATTTAATGACAAAATTGAAATATCTATTCACAAAATAGATTGAATAAAATGAGTATGTAATTCCAATTAACAGAACAATGAAACCCAGATAGAAAGTTAACAAACCTTCATGTTTTGCTTTAGTTGTGAAATTAGTATTCATATTCTTTCTACTTCCTATCTAAGTTGAAAATTAGGGAGTACGGCAATATCAGCAATGATCAAATACCGTACTCCCTCGGCTGCACTCGCAACCTTTAAGCTTTATGTGACTTTGGAAACTTATCATTATTCAGTTTCACAGAATCGATATTAAATTTAACATCTCTCCCTGATGCGTAAGGTTTGCGGATTTCAGCAATAACATTGTCTCCCATCTTCAACTTAGTTTCTCCATTCACTTTATCCTGAGGCACAAAGAATCCAAGAGTAACACCCAAATCCATCATCATAATTTGAAGCCCAACACCCTTATCAGGGATAATACTTACATCACTTGCAACAATACCGTCTACTTTCAT